TTGAATGACACCATCGAGGTTCACCCAAAGACTGCGCTAGAGCTTAAGAAGCTCATCGAGCATGAAGGCTTTGACAGTGACGCTCTAGTAAAGGTATTAGAGAAGGCTCCTAACGAGCATAGGGATAATACGTGGCCTGAGTTTGCTAAGGTTACGAACAACAATCCAGACCTGTACAAGAATAAATATCTAGTACTGGAATACCACGGCCCAATCACGCGCACTCAATTGGATAAGCTAGAGATTGAATGCACATACGACTCTCTAAACGATGAGTATTATGGTGAGGTTTGGGTATGTGAAGGCGAAGTAATTCGTATAGAACTTGAGTCTATTGAAGCCTCCTTCCGCGTTCCTTACTACATCTCAGTATGGGAAAAAGACCCAACCTCTGTGTTCGGTTTTGGTGTACCTCTGATGATGGAAGATGCTCAGCGTGTTGTAAATGAAACTTGGCACATGATCTTGGATAACTCATCCATGTCATCGGGTGCTCAGGTGGCCATGCATAAGCATCTTATTGAGCCAGCCAATGGTAAGTGGGAACTTGGACCTAACCAGATTTGGTACCTAACTGATACAGGCGTTAATGTACAAGATGCTATTCAGTTCTTTAACGTACCAAACGTAACTAGCTCCCTTGTTCCTATTCTGCAAATGGCTCAGGCATTTTCTGAAGAAGAGAGCCAGATTCCGCTTATCACTGCGGGGCTTAATAGCCCAGAGCCGGCAGACACCGCTACTGGTGGCATGATGATGCGTCAAGCATCCACAACTCTCTTGGACTTCATGAGCGAGGAATGGGATACTTGTGTCACAGAGCCTATCATTACCGCGTGGTATGCTTGGAACATGCAGTTCAATGATGATGCCGAAATCAAAGGGCAGTTCCGCGTTGATGTGCGTACATCGTCACAGTACAAGAACAAGCAATTGCATATCCGTGATCTAGAAAAGCTGTCCGTAGAGTCTGCTCAGAACCCAGCAATGGCTAAGTGGATTAAGCAGGATAACCTATCTCGTATGAGACTTAGCCTGATGACCCTGCCATCGCTTGAGGTTATTAAGACTGAGGAAGAGGTCCGTGCCGAGGAAGAAGCTGCTAAAGCTAATGCCCAGCCTGATCCTGAAATCTTGAAGCTTCAACTAGAAGCTCGTAAGGTTGCACTGGAAGAAGCTAGATTGCAATTTGAGATGCAGCAACAGCAGCAGCGCGAGGCATGGGAACACGAAGAGAAGATGAGTGCCGTACAGGCTCGCTTCATTGAATCTCAGGCGCGTGTGGCTGTAAGCCAGAACGAGAAGGATATTGCTGTTCTTGAGCTGATGCAGAAGAGTGAGGCTACTGCTGCTGACCTGATGACTAAGGAAAAGATTGCACGCGAGAACAATCAGACAAGTGCCTTCTTGGCTGCTATGCAGGAGACACGTAAGACTCAAGAGAACGAGCTGTATGCTACAGAACTTGAACTGAAACGTGAGACTGGAAGTGGTATCTAATGGCAACTAATCTGATTGATTACATTAATTTCAATGGACAGGAATGGGCAGCCATCAAGAGATGGCTGCAAGAAGAAAGGGATCATGAGGTACAGCGGCTAATTAAAGCTACAACGCAGGATCAATCTAATGTGCATCGTGGCGCTATCCAGAAACTGGACAGGCTCCTCAATGCAGAGAAGGACGCGAAGATCGCCTCCCAACAAGGACATTAAGTAAATGGCTGACGAAAAAGAGTTTGATGCAAACAAGTTGTTCAATGAAGTAAGCAAAGCTATGCAGGAAGACGACAACGCTAACACGCTCTCGACTCTCCTAGCAGTAGAAACTCCTGAAGAGGAGCAACCTATCGAAGCCCTGCCTGATGAAGAAGATCAGCCAGAGAAGGTAGAAGATAAGGAAGAGAAAGAAGATAGTCCGCTTGAGGAAGAAAAGGAATCAGACGATTCCGATCCTGACAAGAAAGCCGACAAGGCCAAGGAAGAAGAACCTACAGCCGAACAGAAGCGTGTCGCTGATCTTGAGGAGCAGCTTGCTGCTGCCAAGAGAGAAGCACAGGCACTACGTTCACAGGCTGGTAGAGTTCCTTCTATCCAACGGAAAATTGCAGAGCTAGACAAGAAGCTAGAGGCTATTAAGAGTGCTTCTCCTTCAAGTCAAACTTCCGCTAAGATCAAACCAAAGGTAGATAAGCTACTTGAGGGTATCAAGGAAACAGACCCTATGCTCGCTGACAATATCGCTGCGGCGATTGCGGCAGCCATCGAAGGGGTTGATGAGGAAATGCGCACCAAGGAGACAGAAACTCTGTCGCTACTTCGTGAGCAAGAGGCAACTGATTATGTTGAAGAACAGAAGCAGCGCCTACTCGATATGTATCCTAATGCTCCACAAGTATTTGCAAGTCCCCATTGGGCTGAATGGAAGAAGTCTCAACCAGACCACATTCATGCTTTGGCAACGTCCAACAGCGCTGATGCCGTAGCTATGGCCTTCGATCTATATCGAAAGGACATGGAGACTAAGTATCCAGAGCTAGCCGGCAAAGAGCCTAAGAAGGATGTACCAGCGGGCGATCCTGCCGCTGTCAAGAAGGCTGAGCAGCTGGAACAAGAGCGGCTGAGAAAGAAAAAGGATGCGGTCAATATTGATTCATCCAAAAACTCAGCTCGGGTTAAAGAGCCGACTGACCCAAATGCCTTGTTCAATAAGTTCTTCGCAGAAGTTACTGCGGAGATTAAAGGCAAATGACTTAATAGGAAATAAATATGTCTAGTTTTGGAGTAACAACTTATGGTGACATTAGCCCGCGCGTTGGTATTTTTGCGGTAGCTAAGTTCCTTGCACACGCCGGCCCTGTAGAGGTTCTGGCTAAGTTCGGTATGACGGAAGCCATTCCGAAGAACAAGGGACAGCTGGCGGTATTCCGTCGCTTTGTGCCTTTTGAAGTTAATACCACTGCCCTTGTAGAGGGTGTTACACCAGCTCCTAACATGCTACAGTACGAGGACGTTAAGGTTGTTATTTCTCAGTACGGTGCATGGGTTAACTTCACTGACGTAATTGCCGACACGCACGAAGACCCAAATCTTCAGAAGATTACAATGGGTCTAGGCGAGCAGGCTGCTTACGTGAAGGAAGCTATCATTTGGGCAGAACTGACTGGCGGTACTAACGTACTGTACACAGGTACTGCTACTCAGCGTTCCGAGGTTGATGCTCCCATCAGTGAGGATGAGCTTGTCGCAGCGCAGCGTTTCCTTAAGGCTAACAAGGCCCGTCCGATTACCAAGATGCTCAAGGCAAGTACAAACATTGCCACTGAGCCGGTAGCCCCAGCGTTCATCGCGTTTGGTCACACCAATCTTGAGCCGGACTTCCGTGCCCTTACTGGTTTCGTGCCTCGTGAGAAGTACAGCAACTACAGCGTAGTGAGCGACTACGAGCTTGGTAAGTTCCAAGACATTCGTGTTGTTCTGTCGCCTGACCTAGAGGTATTCTATGGGGCAGGTAGCGCCACAACTACGGGTGTGCTGAGCGCCAACGGAGCAGCGGTAGACGTGTACCCAATCGTGATTATTGGTCAGGATGCCTATGGTATCGTGCCTCTACGCGGTATGGACAGTGCTACTGTTACCGTGAAGAATCCCACACCTACGTATGAGGACCCGCTTGCACAGCGTGGATTCGCATCATACAAGATGTGGTATGCGGCCCTACGTCTGAACGAGGCGTGGATGGTTCGTATCGAAGCTGCGGCATCTGCCTAAGCTCAATGAGCCCCTCCTAAGCTTAGGCGGGAGGGGCATTTAGAGGAAACTACTATGGATTACAAGAGCAACCTAGTAAAAAAGCTACACCGTCACCGTGGCATTTACTCTGGTAAGCCTTACGAAGTAGCGGGCCGTATCTTCCTACCGGAAGGCACTGTTCTTACTACTGCGGACGTGCTTCTCGGCGTGCCAGTTGGTGAGAACCAGCGTGTTAAGGAAGTGACAATCTTGGCAATTGGTGATACATCTACCATTGCTGGTTCGATTGGTTACTTCCAGTTGCTGGACAAGGCAGGGAATCCTGTCAAGGTTCAGCGTCGTGGGCCTAACGCTTACGCTCCTACCGAGGACACATTTACATCTCCTGTGTCTGACCCAGATGCGTATAGAGCGGCTGGCCAGCTGGACGGCTACATGCGTACCGAAGTTACTGGGGCCACTGTTACTAAGCTACCCGGCCCTGTGAATATCGGTGTAGCAATTACAACAGGCGGAACTGTCGCGGCTGATACCGAGTTGTTCATCGGTGTTATGTTCGATGGTGAGACTTCGACTGTTGAAACGGGCAACGACCCGTTCATGGATAACAGCTACCTGCTGTAATCCTTTTGTAGGTGGCAGCCCTTCGGGGCTGCTACTTACCCATGTAGCGTAAGCTACCCAATCGTACCCGACGGAGTACCCAATGAGTAATGAAATTGTTCGCCCAGATTTTAGCACAATGCCTATCGGTAAGCTACGTGAATACGCCTCCCATATGCAGCTACCTTTAGCTAAGACTGCTACAAAAGAAGAGATTCGACAAGCAATTGAAAGAAAGCTAGCTGGACGAAGTGCCGCAGTACTGGCTACAAAAGATGGCAAGGTTCCACCCGGCCATGCTAAGATTATCATCAACGAAGATTCAACACCCGGTAGTAAGAACTTTCCTATCTATATGAATGTGAATGGGTATCAATGTACCATTCCTCGTGGTAAGGAAGTTGTTGTGCCAATGAGAATTGTTCGTACACTTAACGACGCTAAGGTTAAACGCCGTAGTCAGATGGAAGTCCAAGATGAATATGGACGTAACGTCTTCAGAGAGACTACTGTAACAGTTCCTAGCTACCCGTTCCAAGTCCTAGAAATGGTTCCCGGCCCAGAGCCGCTAACAGCTCTAGAGATTAGTAAGCAAAAAACTATGGGTCCACGCCGCCGCTACCGTGATCTATTCGGTCACTGGCCTCGCGGAAATGAACTCAACAGAGCTATTGAGAAGGGCCTCATCTCCCTACAGGATGATGAAGAGCTAACTACCGCCACTGCTATGTTGGTAGGTAAGGAAGAAACATCAACTGAAGAGTGAGTATAAATGGATTACCTAGGGCTATGTAACAAGGTCATTAATGAGGGCGGGCTTGAACAAAACGAACTCACTGCTGGCAATTGGGATTCTTTGGAGGCTGGTCGTAGACTATACCCAAGAATCAAGCGGGCTGTAGCCGAGGCTTGGAAGGCAATCCAGATGGATAGAAACGAGTGGGAGTTCTCTACAGCAGAACTCACCGCTACTATGCTGCCACGCATTCTAGTGGACGGGGTAGCATTTACTGCCCCTTCTGCTGGACCTGAGGCTGGTGTAAAATATAAAGGTGCTGACAGCGGGCTTGAGCTTACTGTCATCACTGTTACTACATATACCTCCGCTTTGCTTAATATGGAAGAGGACACATCAGTTAAGATGATTGAGTTCTCTGCCGATGGCGGGTACAACCGAGCATTGATTGGTGAAGTATTCATAGAGCTTAGCCCTAATCCGGGGTTAAGCTCTTTTGCGTATAGAGGCCGTGCTCCTTACAAGCTTTCTGAGTTCAGTGAGTTTGCACGCGAGCCACACTGGGGTACGTTCATTGCATATCAAGATACGCAGACGCCAACGCCAGTAGCTTACATTCCTTGGGAGAATTGGGTTTACAAGGAACTGAGCTACACAACTGCTACACGCTCAGCACCTAATTTTGTAAGCCAAGATTACAATGGGAATCTAGTGTTTTACCCACAAACACTGTCCCCATTTACCATTAACTTTGTGTGTGATCTGGCTCCGCAGCTATTGGTAGATAGTACTGACACTCCTTCATTGAAGCTTCTGCCAGCAGAGTTGCACGAGTGGATCGCGTGGGAAGCTCTGGAATCAATCGCACGCTTTGACAAGAATCCCGATCTGGTTGCTTATGCTAACAAATGGACTACTCGCTACCGTAGAAAGGCAGAGCGTAGCCTTATGCCATTAATGAGTTGGGCAGCGAGCGAGTACAATAAAAGATGACTGACACTCGGCTAACCCCCGGACTGATTGTTCTGGACAAGGGTCTGAATCTTCAGGCTCCTAAACTTACTGCGCCTCAGGGCTCTGTACTGGACACGCTCAACTATGAGCAGGTAGACTTTCAGGGTCAGAAGCGCATTGATGGATTTGTGCGCTATGATGGTAGTCGCCTGTCCGACCTATTGGACTATGATGTAGTAGTTTACACAGGCACAGGTACT